ATTCAAAGACCGCCACTACTCCGCGACCTCGATGTTCACCGAGGCGGTGGAAACCGAACTCACTTTCGAAGAAATCGAAGACAAGCCCGGTTTAGGCGCCCAGCTGTTCAGCAAGGTGCAAGCGTTGCTCTCCGGCAAACAGGCCAAGGACGACGGCGAGTTCGCCCAAATCAGCCAGGCCGTCGAAGCTGTCGCCGAGCACGTCAAAGATCTGCCAGACCAACTGGCGGCCGAGAAGAAATTCTCCGCAGACCTGAAGACCAGCGTCGACAAGCTCAGCAATGACCTCAACGAACTGGTCAAGCACCTGGGCGGTACCCAAGACCACAGCCAAACCCAACGCCCTCCCGCGACCGGCGGCGACGGCGCTGTGCTGACCGCCTACTGATCACCGGCCCCTACAAGCTCCCCAGGAGAACACCATGCGTAACGAAACACGCCTTGCCTTCAACGGCTTCACCAAACAGATCGCGGCGATCAACTCTGTCGGATCCGTGGCGGAGAAATTCACCGTCACCCCGTCGGTGCAGCAGAAGCTGGAAACGGCCATTCAGGAATCCAGCGCTTTCCTGAAAAAGATCAACGTGCTGGGCGTCGACGAAAAAGACGGTGAAGCCATCGTTTTGGGCGTCGGCTCAACCATCGCCGGCCGGACCGACACCAACCAGGCTGCCCGCAATCCTCGCGGCGTCGGCTCGCTCAAAAACGACACTTACAGCTGCAAGAAGACTGACTTCGATACCGCGATTCCGTATGCGTTGCTCGATGCTTGGGCGAAATTCCCAGACTTTCAGGCTCGTCTGTCCGGTGCGATCGTCGAGCGCCAAGCCCTCGACCGCATCATGATCGGCTTCAACGGCACCAGTGCGGCCGCGACGACCGATCGCGCGACCAATCAGCTTCTGCAGGACGTGAACGTCGGTTGGCTGGAGAAGTACCGCACCAAGGCTCCTGAACGCGTGCTTAACAGCGGCAAGGTTGCTGGCAAGGTCACCATCGGCCCGAACGGCGATTACAAGACTCTCGACGGTCTGGTGTACGACGCTATCCAGCTGCTGGACCCATGGCACCGCAAGCGTCCGGATCTGGTAGTCCTGGTCGATCGCAACCTGTTGCACGCGAAGTTCCTGGCCAACATCGAAGGCGCTGCAGACAACGAAAATGAGCTGGCAGCTGCGCGGATCCTCGCCAACGGCACGCTGGGCGGCCTGCCGATCGAAGATGCTCCTTTCTTCATCGACGGCGGCATCATGATCACCACGCTGAAAAACCTCTCGATCTACTTCCAGATCAGCAGCCGTCGCCGTATGACCCGGGACGAGCCGGAGCGCGATCGCATCGCCGACTATCAGTCGTCGAACGAGGACTATGTGATCGAGGACTTCGGTCTCGGCGCCCTGGTCGAAAACATCGAAGAGGCTGCATGACTATGGCCCTCTCGCTCGCCCAACGTCACCGGCTGAAAGCGCTTGCCTCGCAAGAGGCTGCCGCTGCGTCGCCCGCTGTTTCGATGGCGGGCGGGACGGCCTATGAAATGCAGCTGGCGCAGCTGCTTCAGCACCGTCTGCGCCTCAAGCAAATTCAGTCGAACGAAGGCAAAGCCGCGCTGAAGTTGCAGCTCCTGCCGGAGTACGTGCCTTACGTCGACGGGGTTCTCGCTGCCGGCAACGGCGCCCAGGACGAAGTACTCACCACCATCATGATCTGGCGCATCGACGCTGGTGATTACACCGGTGCGCTCGATATCGCAGCGTATGTGTTGCAGCACAACCTGCTGATGCCCGATCGCTTCGAGCGGACTACCGGCTGCCTGGTGGCCGAGGAAATCGCCGAAGGCGCGCTGATCTCTCAGAAAGCCAGCGGCGGATTCGACCTGGCTGTTTTGCACCGCACCATGGAGCTGACAGCGGAGCAGGACATGCCAGACGAAGTCCGCGCAAAGCTGTACTTGGCCACGGGACGCGCCACGGTGGCGGGGCTCACCGCTGATAACCCGGGCCAACCCGGTCAGGTAATGGCCGGTATCGAACTGCTGAAACGCGCCATCGAGCTCAACGGCAGCTGCGGCGGCAAAAAGGATCTGGAAGGCGCTGAGCGCCTCCTGAAAAAGATTGCTCCTCCATCAGGGAGCTGAAAGAGCGTACCCCGCAACCCCGGCGGCCCGGGGCTGAACAGCAGGTTTCTCCTTTCCTTGCTGTGACGCCCCGGCCACCGCCGACTTAGGGCTGAACCATGAGCGGATTTATTGCCACCGGCAACAACGACGAGCCATTCGTCATTACCAATGATGGATTCTGGCCTGACATCGATGTCGTCCACTTACGCGAATCCATCCGTCTTGATGGCAGCATCACTGACGCGCGGATTGAAGTCGTCACCGTCAACGCTTTGATTCAGGTGAATGGCGAACTGGCCAAGGTGAAGGCAAATCATCTGGCCAACGGACACACCACAATCGCGGCGGTGCCAGCTTTCGAAGTCAATGGCGATAGCCACTTCGTCCACCTGTACCGCCGCTCCATTTATTGCAGCGTCGGCGCTGAACTGGCTGAGCGCTATCGCAGCTACGACACCAGCGTCGAAGGCAACAAGAACGCCGACGAACTTACGCCTTCTGTCGATGAGTACCGGCGTGACGCCCGCTTCGCCATCCGCGATCTGCTGGGCGTCGGGCATTCAACAGTGGAGCTCATCTGATGGCGACCTCCGTGTATGCCACTCAGGGCGACACCGTCGACGCCATTTGCTGGCGAATCTACGGCCGCACCGCCGGCATCACGGAGGCGGTGCTCGAGGCAAACCCTGGACTTTCGGATCTCGGCACGATCATTCCTCACGGCACCTTGGTGTTGCTACCGGATATCGCGCCCCAAGCCCCGGAACTGCAAATGGTGAACCTATGGGATTGAGCCACCGAACCAACCAAACAGACATACCCCCACCTTCAACCTTGGACAGCGGAATCACGCGCATGCCTGACAAACCGGATACATGGGCCTGGTTAGCTGCCTGGCTCGAACTGAACTGGCCAGCCATTTACTCAGGCGGACTCGCCTGCGTGATCGCTGCGCTGCGGATCATTTATGGCGGCGGTACCTGGCGCCGAGTTCTGCTTGAAGCGCCTCTGTGCGGCACGCTCGCGCTTTCGGCAAGCCACGGGCTTTTTCTGCTGGGCATCCCCGCGACAACCGGGCCGTTCTTCGGCGGCGTGATCGGGTTGCTCGGCGTTGAGGGTACTCGCGCACTCGCCAAGCAGTTTTTTAACCGCAAGGTGGACCAGCTATGAGTACTTTGCGCCACGGCGATCGCGGGCAAGCGGTTCGCACGCTGCAGCAGCGCCTCAACTTACACGGCGCTGGTTTGAATCCAGACGGCGACTTCGGTGATGCCACCGAGTCGGCGGTGCGTGATTACCAACGAAAAGTTGGCTTGGTAATTGATGGTATCGCGGGCTCGAAAACCGCTCTGGCATTGGCCGGCGCGGATTGTTCGAATCTGCTGCAGCACGCCTTGTTGGTGAGCGCCGCCGCACGTCTGGGCGTTGAGCTCGCCGCGATCATGGCCGTCAACGAAGTTGAAAGCCAGGGCAGCGGTTTCCTGGACAACGGCAAGCCGAAGATTCTTTTCGAACGCCACATCATGTATCGCCAGCTGGGCACGCCTCGCCTGCCAGGTGATGACGCAGCCGAGCTGAAGGCCCACGCCGATCAATTGGCAGCTGAGCAGCCCAGCCTGGTCAACCCAATACCCGGTGGTTATGCAGGCGGCACGGCCGAGCACCAGCGTTTGGCCAACGCTCGATTGATCGATGACCTTTGCGCATTGGAGTCGGCTAGCTGGGGCGCTTTCCAGGTGATGGGCTATCACGCTGAGCGCCTCGGCTACACGAGCGTGACGGATTTTGCCGATCGAATGGCCCACGACGAAAATGAGCAATTCGAAGCGTTCGTGCGCTATATCGAAGCGGATCCCGCGCTGCTGAAGGCGCTGAAGGGTAAAAAATGGGCAGCGTTCGCAAAGGCCTATAACGGCCCCAACTTCGCCCGCAATTTGTACGACATCAAGCTGGAGCGTGCCTATCAGCGTCACGCTGAAGGCTGTCCTGTGCCGGAGGCGTCATGATTGATCAAGAGCAAATCCGAAAATTCAGACCCGCCGATGGCGATCTTTTCGTCGTACCCGAAGATACTCCAATCGACCTGGTGAAAGCCTTGGCAGAGGCGATCGCTGTCGCGGCCCCCGGCGTCAAAGCCATGGTATTCCGGGGCGACTTACAGCGGCTCTCGCTAGCGGAGATGAACGCCGCAGGCTGGTACCGCGCATGAGCACGTTGCGCCAGGCGCTCTACGGGTTCGCCTTGCTCGCCTCGATCGCGCTTCTGATCTGGGGCCAGTCGAAACGGATCGAGGTCGCCGATATGAAGGCTGATCTGGCCGATCAAGCGGCCTCAACCGCCCGCGATCGAGCGACGCGAAGCGAGGAGACGGCCGCTCAACTCCAGACCTCCCTGCAGGAAGAGCGGGCCGCTCAGGCCACGTTGCGCAGCGCGCAAGACCAACTGCGCCAAGGGCTGACCGCCCGTCAACGAATGATCGAGGGCTTGAAATATGAGAATGCCGAACTTCGCCTGTGGGCTGACCAGCATCTGCCTGACGCTGCTCGCCGGATGCGCGAGCGCCCCGCCATCACCGGAGCCGCAGCTTATCGCGACTGGCTGTCCAGCCGTGGTGCCCTGCACCCTGTCGGCGACCAAACCAGACAAGAACGGAGCACTGCTCAACGACCAAGAGGTGATCGAGAATGATTGGGCCCAATGTGCTGCCCAAGTAGACATGGTCTACCAGCATCAGCAGGCACAGGCGCGTAAACCATGAATAAACCAGAGTCGCTACGCGCTCACCTGCTCGCCTCGGTACCGGAATTAAAGAAAAACCCCGACCGCCTGATGGTGTTCATCGATAACGGCACCATGCGCAGTACCGCTGCCTTTGGCCTGTCATTCGAATACAGCTACACACTGAATCTGATTTTCACGGATTACGCTGGCCACCCCGATGCGATCGCCATTCCGCTGTTCGCATGGATCCTGGTGAATCAGCGTGAGCTGATGGAAAACGTCGAGCGCAGCAAAACCGCCGTCGCTTTCGAGGCAGATGTCTTGGACAACAGCAAAGTCGACCTGTCGATCAAGTTGCCGCTCACCGAGCGGGTTATCGTCAAGCGCCAAGACGACGGCAAACTGGTCGTCAGCCATCCGCCAGAGCCTGTGGTCGACGACGATCCGT